AAGTCAATGCCTAGGTCAGACAGCGCCTTCACTTCATAAGAAAAGCCCTCTGAATACTCAGAAGGCTTTTTGACTTGGTGAAGATTATCTGTATCGATAGTGGCCTTTACAGAATTTGCAATAGCCATTGCTTGATTAGCCAACTGCTTATTTTGACTAACCTCGGCTTTGACCTGCTCCATTTCAGCAGTGTGGACTAGGTCAGTTGGTATAACTGGCAGTTCGTTCCGGTCAACCTTGTTAGCTAGGGCCTTGGTGTTAGCGTCTGCCGTTGATTGCGCCTTTTCAGCATTACTTAGTGCGCTATCGGCAGTCGCCTTTACTTCATCGACCTCGCTTGTTTTAGCATAAGGCGTCAAGTCCGGTGGCTTAGGTATATCACTTAACTTAGCATACCCAGCTAGGTCAGCCTGTTTCAGGAAGCCAGACACGTTTGGAATATCCGACTTTAGTGCCAGGATTGGCTTGCCAGTGATCTGGTTCCAGCTCATCGACTTAGGCACGTCCGCCAGCTTAGCGTAGTCCGCCAACTCTGCTTCTTTGACAAGGCCAGTCACACTAGGTATGTCACTTAACTTAGCATAGCCGGTTAAGTCCGGTGCCTGCGGTATATCAGTCTTCTTGGCGTAATCATTAAGGCTTGGTATGTCAGACTTCAAAGCTAAATCGGGCTTACCCTTGATGTCAGACCAGCTCACGGACAAGGCGGCACCGACTTGCTTGGATACAAAATCTTTTAGATAAGGCCACAAGCGGTCAGCATCTTCTTGGCGGAAAACTCGTCCCCTGATGGTATTCGTGACGAAGAAGTGCAAGCCGTTATCTGGTGAGTAACCTAGACCGACAATTCCTAGTTCACTATCAATTCCTTGGTCCATCGCGATTAACCTACGAACCTCATTATTGCTTGAAGAAACTGTCAAGGCGTTGCACCTCCTCCCCGTTCATCGTTGGGATTGTAAATCCGATATTTGAATTATTGTTAACCTGCTCTTGCAATCGCTCTAGCTGCTGCCGGGTATCGTTGGCTTGGTTTTGCCGGGTGTCGTAAAGCGTACTATCGAAAATCTTATTCCCGAAAGTTATCGAATCATTGCTTGACGCGTCTGCACTGTCCAGGTACCGGGTATAGCTTTGAATGCGCACATTCACGTCAGTACCCAAGCGGTCCCGTAACCAGCCGTTATCGCCAACCTTTACTTCGTTAACCATGCCGCTCGCGTTTTGTTTGAAACTAATCCAATCGACCGTGTATTCAACGTCAGGATAATCATGAAGTTGTGCCTTCATTTCTTCCTTTAACGCCTTTTCATCAGTAATGGTGTCACTGCTAAAGTCGTCGGCCCAGATCTTGCCAATTCCTGGCTTATCAGCCCAAGGACTAAAGTAGTCAGCTTCACAGGTATACTGTTCAGGCTGGTCAGCTGTATCGGTATTACTGTCTCCTGAATTGCCCCCATTGTCATCGGTAGATGAGTTGTTGCCGCCCTTAACTAAGGCCGCAATTGCTGGGACACGCACACCAAATGTTGGCGGCCAGCTATCAATGGGACGATAGACTGTACCGTCAGTATAGTTATCAGCCCCAACACGGTAGCCATTGCTAACGGCAATTGAAGTATGATGCCAAGCACCTTGTGGCCCCCAGAAAAGCAGGTCGCCCGTCTGGTATGGCGGGCCAACCATCGGGCCCAACTGCGATAGGCCAAGCGTCATATGGGGTCCAACATTGACTCCAAAGTGGTTAAGTAAGTAGCTAACGAAGCCGGAACAATCCCAGCCTGATGGTGTACATCCTTCCCAAACGTAAGGGACTTTACCGACAAACGACCTGGCAAAGGCTTCGAGGTCACCACCATTGCCGCCACCACTATCATTATTCTGTTCAATCGGTTTTCCTGTTCCATGGATAGCCGTCCGAAAGTCCGAATAGTCTTCATTCCAGGAAATGTGTGAAGTATTAACCCGGTCAACGAACACGAAGGCATCATCTTTACCAATTTTCTTCGCAATGTGGAGCGTGTAATTATCAAACCACCACTCACAAGCGAAGGCTTCGGCAATTGCTGATAAAACGTCATCGCCATGCCCATCACCAATGCTACTGTCTCCAAAGTCATGATTGTCAAATTGACTATCAAGCTGGTATTTGAATGGTGTGTTCTTGGTCAGGAAGTCCAGACAGGCTTGCATGGACTGCTGACCGTTAATGGTGTCCTTAATGTAGTAATCGTTAAGGTCGTGTCCAACGTGCGTTGCCGTAATGGCATACTGACGATAACGACTGTTTGGCGTGGGATTCGAGGTGGTTAACCTGAATGTCTGACCGTTCTCAAGCGTAAACAAGGTGCGCGGGCCTAATAAGTCTTCTGCTACCTTGTTATCCCCAAGGGCATTGAAATTAAAAGCAACGGTAGAAAAGCTATTCAGCGTTTCTGTCAAAGCCACTCCGTAGGCAGTAATTACCGTTTCATCATTGTTGTAATTCTTCATTGCAATCTTGTAGAACTCTGACAAGTAATCACCCCCTAGAAGTAAAACCGTGTATCAAACTTCAATTCAAAGTTAGAGGCACCATCAATGTGCAGTTTATTTTCACCTACCGCAAAGTCCAGATAGCCATGATCACAATCCTTATAAGAGGCAGTCCCATTAAAGCTAGGAATTAATCCATTAATCACCACAGTATCGTTCTTTGATACAGCTCGCGTAATCTTCATTGACTTCTTAGTTGTCTGGTTAGTAAGGGTAAAGCCATTCGGCGCGTCCCCCTTAAAGGCTATTTGTACTGGTCGTTCGTCCGCATTTAGCGGGATGATTCCCAGGTTCCAGAAACTAAAATCGGTGGTCGTATAGGTGTACTTCAGCTCGGTATCAGGAATTCCTTCACCGAACCCCCACTGCCCGCTGTTAAAGTCAACCGGGTTCTGCGTAGTGGCTACGGTTTCAGCATAACCGCTTGGAACGTCCAAGTTAATTGCCACGTCCGTTGCCCGCCAGAAATTACCGTTCTGGGTGGGTGTTACTGCTTCGGCACGACACTTCCACCGCAGGTAAGGAATAATGCTGTTCCAGACATAGAAGTCCTCGTCGCTCTGAAAGATTCGCCGGAGTTTATATACTTGTAAATTGTAGTCTGCCAGGTCCTTAGCGGTAATGTCTAACGTCAGTGGAATGGTCAGTTGCTGTTGCTGAACGTCCGTCAGTAAAGCTCCATACTTACCAAGCTGCTGGTATGACAGGTTGTAGTTATTCATTGGAATGTCAAATTTCTTAACATGGAACCCCAAGGCGTCTAGGTCGTAGGTGGTTCCATCAAGACGCTTCACAATAATCGTCGACACTAGAAACCACCTCCTACTGGTAATGCACGGCCAACTGGGATTGCTCCGCCGTTGCCGTGAATAATTCTTTCTTGTGCCATGTTTGACTTGATGTGAGGATATAGCAACCTTCCAAGTGTGGTTCCATCGAGCTGCATCGTCAGGTTCAGGTTAGTGTCACCGGAAGCTGGACGAGCAGTAGATGAACTAGAAGTCTTTCCAGTATTATTTCCAGCAAAGACGGGAATGAAGTTAGCAGCCCCCTGTCTAGCAGCACTGATAGTTTGCTGCAGACTACCTGCGAGGCCATTAGGGTTAACCTGCGCTCTTGCTTGAATTACTTCAGCAATGTGCTGTTCAGCGCTTGCCCGACGCGGGTTAATTGCCACCTCAGGCTCACCCGGCACTTCACCAAAGATACCCGGTTTATCTGTCCAGCCACCATTAGCAAAACGCCGGCCACCAGTCGGTCCCCAACCACCAAGGGTTAAATCTGAGCGCCAAGTGCTGTCATTAAACATCGCTAGTAATTGGTCATATGCACTAAGAATGTTAGTGTGTCCTGGCATAGCATAATGTTGAAAAGTCGAATCAATAAATTGGAGAATACCTTTTGACGGATGTCCCGCTTGAGCATTACTGTCCCAATGGTTAACAATAGAAGCGTTCCCACCTGATTCATGTTGAATAACTGACATGATATGGCTAATATCACCAGCGGATAAATCAACTTTCATCTTGTGGGCGGCCCGTCGAATTAGTGACGCACTAATTGGACCATTACCACCAATTTCGTCCAGTTTCTCTTCCTGCTTTTGCAGCAGGTTCTTGAACCACTGCTCAGCATAGTGCGGGATCTTATTCCGAGCCCCATCGTCGGCAATGTCATGCCACATTGACTTAGCAGCGTTAGTTCCATGAGTGTAGATCTTGACCAGGGTACCAAGTGGGTCTTTTAAAGCGTCTTCGATGGCGTCCAGCTTGTCGTCAATCATATTTTCCAGGTTGCCAATCTTGGAACTAGCGTAGGATAGCGCCTTACCGAACCAGTCGCCGAATCCACCCTCATAGCGGGGAATACCTAGCAACTTGGCAGTTTCCTTGGCTGGCATAACAGCGTCCCCTGGTTGCAAATGAGTAATAACGTTCCGGCCCTCTGGCACTTCAATCTGACCAGTATTCCGAAAAATAGCTTCACGGTATAGCGGTCCTTCTTGGTCGTTGACCATTGCCAACATATGTTCACCTTGACGGCCACCAGTACCGTTAGCCAGCTTCTTCATTCGTGGAATGTTGACTTTGGCGCCAAAGAAACCAGCTACTTTTTCCAGCCCACTAGCACCGGTATTCCAAAAGCCACCAATTGCATTAATACCATCGGTTACGACACCCTTGATAGTATCCCAGACGCCTTTGACCTTATCTGAAATTGCATCCCATATACTGTCCCAAATTCTCTTAATGCCATTCATGGCATCATCAATAGCGTCCTTCATGTCGTCAAATTTATCTTTAACGAACTTCCAAACAGAACCAAGGGTCTTGCTGATAATTCTTTCGATACTATCCCAGACCTTCGAGGTAGAACGAGAAACAGTATTCCATACTCGGCTCACCGTTCTAGCGATATTGTTGAAAATCCGTGAAATCGGCTTGTATAATGCTTGGACAGCCTTGATAACTACCTTAGCCAAAGAATTCCATACTTTGGAGGTCGTTCGGCTAATTGTGCGCCAAGCAGTTTGAATGAGCTTGCCAGTAACTTTCAAGGACCGTTGAATCGGCTTTTTGATCTTATCAAAGGCTTTCGTGACGGTCCTGGTTAACCCATTCCAAGCCTTACTGGTGGACTTAGTAATAGCCTTCCAGGCACTACCAATTATCTTGGAGACTGTCTTTAAGACACGACTAATCGGCTTGGAAATCTTTTGCCAGGTTTTAATAATGGCCCCAGTTAGCAAGACGAATGGTGCAAGGACCACGAGGCCAATTCCCTTTGCAGCAATTGCCAAGGCTTTCTTTAAGCCGTTAAAGACACGAGCAATCGGCTTAGTGATGTTTGACCAGACTTTGCCAAGTCGCTTCCCCATACTAGAAAAGGCTTGCTCAATCGGCCGTCCAATTCCTCGTGCCGCCCTAGCCAATGAGGATTTAAGTGAACCCATCGCTTTGGCGGCTTGTTGCTTAATCTTGTTGAAGTTCTTGCCGATTGCTCCGCCGCCCTTGGCACCCAATGCACCACCGACAGTGGACCCAATCAAACTACCAACACCGGCACCAACTGCTGTTCCGGCGCCAGGAACGATGGAGCCAAGCGCCCCACCAATCCAAGCACCGGCAACACCGCCAACTGCCGTTCCGCCAGTAGCACCAGCAGCTCGACCAATTTTCTCATTGCGGTTACGGCGGTTCATACCGATTAATTCCGTTCCACCAGCAATTAGTGACCCGACTACCGGAATGCGGGAAGCGGTTCTGCGGATAATCCCGCGTTCGCTTGCCCGGATAGCAGCCTTACCAGCACCATTTTCCATCACGGAAGCCGGGCCGGCCACTGCCTGACGAGCCTTGGTAATTCCGAATAGGTGGTCGACACCACGACCGAACACTCGCCCGGTCCTAGTAGCCTTGGTTGCTTCTAAACCACCAGCACCAATTTCTTCTGCGCTTGTTGCCAAAGACTCTCCACGAGCGCCGGCGCCGATTCCTTTCATTACACCACCAATGCCCCGAAGGCCAGCGATAGTTTTCAAAATACCGTAAAAGGCGATTAAAGCATCAACAGTATCGTAAATTTTCTTAGCAACAAACATTGCTAGAAAGACTTCTGTAAAGGCTTTGATTGCTCCCTTATGTTTTAGAATTGCTTTCAGGATACTATCAAAATCTTCAAGGGCACCGTGAGCACCCTTACTGCGATCACTGGTTAAGCCAAAGGCACTAGCAATATCATGGAGGATTCCTGCGAAAGTGTCCCAGATTGTTCCTCCAATAATGCCGATAATTTGACCTAGATTGCCAAGTACGTCCACGATAGTGTCTTTATGCTTGCCCACGTAATCAAGGACAGCCATGACACCTTTTAGAATTGTACCCAAGGCGTCACTTAATAACCCAGCATATTTAGCGATCATTTTGTCTGACAAAATATCACGCATATCTTCAGCTAACTTTTTGCTACCTTTAAATCCTTGTGAGGTGACTTCGCCCCAAAGGACTTGCCACCGAGACTTGATGTACATTGACATTCCGGTAAAGGAAGTCATGGCTTCCTCAGTGGAACCTTTGTACTTATTACTCAAGTAGTCGAGGGCTTCGGTGAAGTCCTTGGCAGTCAGTTTACCCTGAGCAGACATTTCGTAAAGCTGCTGCATTGACTTCCCGGTTACCTTTTGTAAGGCTTCCCCGAACATTGGGAACCGGTTAATCATGACCGACATATCTTCGGCGTTGGCTTTACCACCGGCAACAATCTTGGCAAATTGTTCCCCAGCTTCGGCCAGCTGGTCATTGGTCATGTGGAGGGTAGAACCTAATCGAATGAATCCATTTGTCCAATCTTCGGTTTCCTTAACGCTAGAGTGAACGTGGTAGAACGACTGGGCCATCTTATCAATGGTGTCAGAAGCATAGATGGAATGCTGGGCCATACTATTAATATAGCTAATCAGCTTATCCCCGTCTTGGGGAGCTTCTGTTGTCAATGATTTCCAGACCGTTTTCATCCGGTCTTGTTGAACGTTATATTCCATCCCGGCTTTGGCGGCACCGATTAGGCCATTCTTCACAGCAGTAATCCCGTTAACCATCAGGCCGCCAACAAAGGTTCCAGCAACTATATCGTGTAGACGGCTAAAAGAATGACCGGTTTCCCGAGCCTCTGCTTGAATTTGCTTTAGTGGCAAAGAAGCATGATCATTTAATTTAGCTTCGGTAACTATGCGAGCAGGTATCTTCCGTAGCAGCTCTTCATAATTAATTATTTCTCCCCTTTGAGCTTTGGCAATTAATTCTGTTCGTTGCTCTTTGGGAATCTTCCGCAAAAGTTTCCCGAAATTAGTAATTCCAGCTTCTTTGGCGTCAGCAATTAATTTGGTTCGGACGTCCCTGGGGATTTTAACGTAAAGGGAACGTAGGCCCTTAGCTTTCTCAGTTGCCCCTTCGGTATCAGCATCTAGTTTAGTTTTAACAGGCTTTTTGAACTCATCATCAATTTTTTGGTGAGCACTTTTAGTATCTTCAACTGCTTTATTTGTGCTATCCTTGAGGCTCTTTTCGGCCTGGTCACCAGCTCCTTGACCAACGTTCTTTAAAAGTTCGTTGAGTTCTTTGACATTACCCTTGGCTTGCTGACTGTTAAGGATCACATCAATATTGACGGTTCCGTCTGCCACGTTTATCCCCCCTTTCCGTTATTACTGTGCCCAATTCTTCAGGATTTCACCAAAATTAGCGAACTGTTCTTCTTTTGCAGCTTGAGACTTATTGACATCTAACTCATAGAATTGTTGAGCTTGAATGACCTTAGAAAGTTGTTCGCCCTCAAGATCTTTAGTGTCCTTAGTACGAATTTCGATAATCCGTTGAAAGTACGTTTGTGGTCCCAAGCCTTGAAAAAGTGCCTTAAATTCATCCCAGTGAAGTTTTCCTTGTTCTTGAATTAAATTCATACCGTACTGATCATAGAAACTAGCGAAGATTGCCTCCGCGTCTTGCTTAAATGAATAAAGGCGACGAGGATCACGAACAACATGTTGTTGGTCTTCTTCATCATCGTCGTTACCATACGGTTTCATTGAAATGTACTTAGAAATTTGTTCAAATGCAGTTACAGCAAAATCAGCATCTTTAACCGGTTGATTAAAGAACATTTCAAAAGCCGTTGCTACCTTTTCGGCATCTTCAAGGCGTTCATCATCTAGCATTTCATAGAAACGGAGAACCGTGTCGAATGCCAGATTAATATGGTAAATCTTGTTATCATATTCAAATTCATTGCCCAGCGGCTCGCTCAACGAAAGCATTATTAGCCCCGCTTCTTGCCATGACCCTTAGTGTAGTGGTCACGGACTGCCTGCTTCTTCCGCTCATAATTAAGCTCTTGATCACCGTTAATCTGGTCATTGAGTTTGATTAATTCTTCGGCGACACGACCAAGTAAATAAGTTGATTCGCCGTAATACTTATATAGCCGCTGACCTTCGCCCTTGCCAAGAATCTTATCCAGGGACTCTTCAAGGTTTTTTAACGCCTTGTCCAATGAATCCCGCATGAATTCCTGTCGCTGAGTGACGTTCATCTTGTCAACAAACTCTTCTTTGCGTTTATCAAGCTGGTCCAGCAAACTAGCTTCCGCAATTTGCAGGTCGGCAATCTTTTGGTACATTTCATCATTGAATACTAGGTGATAGGTCTTGCCACCAGCTACCACCTCGCGGTTCAATTTGACGTTATCAAACTTTTTATCCAGGTTTAAATTAATTACGGTCATTTCTATTCCTCCAATCGTCTCACGTTACTCGTCTCTGTTATTGGTTAATTACTTAGTAGCTGCGGGTACAAACTTCGGTTTGCCATTGAAAACACAGACAACGCTGAAGGTTTGCTTAGCCCCTGGCTGACCACCAGCAGGCACGATGTTGGTCAGAGTAACCACACCATAAACCTGGGAACCATCTGCAAAAGTAACCCGTAGCAAGGTCTTTAACTTGTCCCCGATTTCCAACATCTTGGAAGCAATGTAGTCTTGTGCGTCGTCACCGTATACCCTATGACCCGCAATGGTGAATTGGTACCGCTTGGACGTAACATCGGAAGTACCGAAGCCTTCACCATCGTAGTATTCATCGTTGGCAGTCGTATCGTTTTCGGCAGGGGTCAAGTTGTTAATCCCCGCTGCCAGCCGTGCCCACCGAGCAGTAGTAGCCTTGGTAATATCAGTCTCGTCATCGGTGGCAATTTCAATCTTGTTTTGCCAGTTCAGTAAGAACTTACCAATCTTGGTCGGTGCTTCCTGTGGTGTTAAGCCGCCAGCACCAGTCGTTACAGCATTTTCATCTGCCATTTAAATCATCCTTCTTTCGTAAAAGTATCAACAGTAATTTTGAAATCAAATACATAGGTCACTTCGCCCGTCGTATCCGCCATGATCGGGTGCGGGAATGAAGCGACGTCTAATCCACTGTAAACAAAAGAGCCGTCATGGCTGACGACCCGAAAATCATTATCGCAGAGGTAATCTGCCACCTTAGCTAACACCTGGTTAATTTCCAACTCATTAGCGCCACGCATGATTACTTCCATAATGTATTCTTCTGTTTTGTTTCCAGCATAATCACGCTCAATGACGTTTGAACCAGGTTGCACTTGTAAGCGCAAATCTGGGTCATGCTTGCCATCAAGGTATCCTAGCCGGCAAGTGACCGGTAATTGGAGCGTGTTGATGGCGCCTTTAACACGTTCTTTTAAGTCCATTACTTACCCTCCAATAGCTGGTCTCTAACCTTGCCAGCCCATTCGTCACCATATAAGGATTGTGCTCGCAGGTCCCAACGGCGAGAAGCCTGCGGGTGCTCAGAAACTGTGTAATTGCGGATTCGTGATTGTTGGCCCGTTTTGTAGTTTGTAATAAAGCCATAAAACTGAGCCCGAGCATATGGGGTGTTGTAGACGATATTATGCCTAGCGTCTAAGTGCCCCGACGCTGATAGATGGCTTTGGCGAAACGGAACGAATTGATCCATATCGGCCAATGCCTGATTAGCCAGGACATATCGGGCCCGGTCTAGCGTTTGAGCACTTAAAGCCCTATCTAAGCAGCTAGTTACATTGACACGAACGCTCATCACAGCACCTCCAATTCGTAGGAATACACTTGGTTGCTATACGGTTCACGGTTATCCACCACATTAGTAATTGTATAGTCGCGGCCCTCAAAATTAAGGTGAGTGCCGACCCAGTCAGGCGTAATCTTGGGTAACGGCTCGGTAATGCCGGCAAACAAATACACAATGGCATTAGCCGTGATTGTCCGGTTGTTATTTGAACCAGCGTATATTGTCTGTGGCTGAACCAAGGCATGGTTAACCTGAACCTCATGTGTTTCTTGGTGGCCGTAGTCATCTTCTTTGCCATCAGCTATCCGTAAGGTAATAGTCTGATTGCAAAGACGTTTAGGAATGCGTGGCAACATACCAATCACTCCCCCGTCCACGATATAACAGTCCGTAGTGTGCTAATAGCCGGTACGCTTCCTTACATACTCCGTTAACCATGCTGTCTTGTGACACGTGGTTAGTTGGTTGCAGCGACAAGCGGCCTACTGAAATCGAATTAAAGTCATCGCCATTTTCGTACGATGAACTAATCCCAGTAGCTTTGATAAAGTCAATCTGCTCACAGATTGCCATTTTGTAGGCGTCTACTCGCTTGGCGTTCTTATCTTGGCTAATATCACGGTCGTTATAGTAATAGTCAATCGCACTATCTACCGCCCGCTGAGCCTGCTTCTCAATCGTGCTAAACCCATCAACACCTTTGAATTCAGAATATCCGAAATCGGTGTATTCACTAAAGGTTAAATGCACAGGAAATGCCACTGCTACTCACCACCATTCACCGCTTTTAGCAAGTCAGCCTTACTCATTGTCGATGTATAGGCCAAACCATGCTTATCCATGTAAGCCTTGATCTGGTCTACTGTCTGGGCTTCGGTTGGCTTAACAGTTCCACTCGGGTCAAATTCCCCGCTTGGGCTAACCTGCGGGGCTACGCTTTTGGGGATGCTGGAGAAGCGGCGACGTAGATGGACTTCTTAGCGTTGTCGAATACCAAGATGTCGTAGTAAGACAGACCCTTGATAGTCGTCCGATAACCAGAACGGTCCGTTGAAGCGTCAAGCACGTCAACCGTGTCGTACTTAACAATCGGTGCGACCGCATACAGTGGCGCCGCCATAAAGTTCACGTTATCAGCAATAGTCAACCCCTGCAGGCGCTTCTTTGGCACTGTCAAAATCGGCACCCCGCCATCAAGCTGACCAACTCGACGATCAATCCCGTTAATTTGCTGGGTGTTGGTTGAGAAGTTCTTGGTAACCCCATCTGCATTCTTCAATGCCCGGTAGAAGTTAGACGAAGCAAAGATAACGTAGCCGCCAGGGATTTCGTTGTCAGTCATGTACTGTTCCAAGTCATCGTAGGCGTCCAGAGCATTCTTGCTGTCAATGGCGTCGGTGACTAACTTCCCACCAGCCTTAGCCGTGTCATACAACTTTTGAGCTGCGAACTTATCACGGTGTGGGACCGTAATTAACCGTTGGTGTTCACGGACCACGTTAGCGACTTGGTAGGCGCCATTTTCATCCATATCCAGTTGATCCAGGTCGTAACCAATCCAGTCTTCCTGCTTGAGGTCGAAGGATTCCTTTTCTACGTTCACGTTGTGACGGGCATTATCACCATTCCGGTGGTACGTTTCTGCTTCAACGAAGCCGGACATCTTATTTACCCGGACGGTGTGAACGCCGGTGAAGTCCGCAGCTGTAATTGACTTGGCCCCACCAGTTAATGGCTGCCAAATCTTAGAATCAGCGGCGAATTCTTCATCAATCGTATTTAAGTCTTTTTGATCTAATGCAATGGTCATTGATTATTCCTCCTTTTATTCTCCTGACTTTGCAAAGCGCGCAGCAATATGAGAAGCGATGTCATCCTTACCAGTGTTTGTATCGTCGTCATTGCCGAAGTTACCGCCGATGTTGATACGGTTCTGTGGTTCAGCCGTGTCAAACAGATAACCATCGGACTTCTTGACGGCATCAAGCTGGTCAGTCAGGCCATCGAGCGTCCCATCTTTCTTCACGCTAACCTTATCAGTGTCGATTAAAGAAATTACGGCCTTCACGTTCTTGGCTTTGGCGTCCCGTAGCGCACCCTCAATCTTGAAGCTCTTTTCTTTAGCCGCAAGGTCATTTTGGTACTGAGTAGCAGTAGCCTTATTATCTTCTTGCAACTGCTTGATTTTGGCTTCGAGCTCCTCGTTCTTTCCGGCATTCTTGCGCAGATCGTCAAGCTGACCATCACGGTCGGTAATCTGCTGTTTTAGACTGTCCCGCTCGCTGGTTAAGCTATCCACCTGCTCTTTAAGCGGGTTGACTTCTTTACCGTAAGCTGTCATCACAGAAGCAATCTGGTCATCGTTCAAACCGAGTTCCTTTAAATCTTCACGTTTCATTGCACTCGCTCCTTTACGTTAGTTGTTAACGGAGTTACGAACTCCGAGAATTGATTGCATAACAAAAAGACAGTTTTACGACGTGTCCGGGTCGAATAATTCGTACTAAAAAAGCACCAGCTAATTGCTAGTGCTGATTATCTAATTCAATACTATCAATATCGTCAAAGGCAATCCCATTACCGTAAGAGTTGCTACCAGTCGTATTGTAAACAATAGCTTTCAGTTCTGGTTCATCATCTTCGTCATGCCTTTGAAACTCATCGTCTGTATCAACGATATATAAATGTAGTGTACGTCCATCTTTCATGTGAACAATGACCCACGAAAAAGCAAAATGGCTCTCTACATCCCAAAGACTAGTTTTTGGTGTGATTTTCATTTTCATACATCTCCCGCGACATAGTAGGTACAGCATGATACCCCTTCTTAGATTGATGGATCTTCATGCGAGTAGTTATGACATTGGTTCTGCCCTTGTCGGTAACATAATGCCCAATTGGCTTTCCTGCATCAACAAACTGGTATCGATTACCCAGTTTGTTGAAATTAATCCTAGTTTTTACAATTGCATCGATTTCCTTTGCCGAAATAGTAAAGTAACTAGGCAGTGAATTACCTTTGCTTACACGTTCATTATACTCTTTTGTGCCATAAATATGCTGACGTTGTTTCCCTGGTCGCTGATGTAAACGCTGCTTAATAAACGCCTTCTTGTCGGCATCCATATTAGTTTTAACTACCTTTTCCCGAGAATAATCCCGTGTCAGTATCGGCACTTTATGACCAGTATTTGTGTCTTTAATGAACTCCCGCAGTTTTCCCTGGCGTGCCCGCAGAAGTGTTTTCGTTTGGTTAACCATCTCGACATCACCAAGCTCTTCGGCAGCTCGCAGACGGTGCTTAGCGGCTCTGATGGCTCGTTCCCTGGCCCGCTGTTGCTGAACCAATTTACCATTTTTGATGGCCTCTTCTGGATCATACTGAGGTTGATGGTTAATACTTACCCCAGGAACAAACGGGAACAGATGGTGCCGGCAGTTAACCCCCTGGGTCCCCGCTGGTGTTCCATAACCGTGATTGAAAATGCTATCGTACTTGTCGTTATAGTCAGGGCTTCCCGGTGGGACCAGATTAACCACGTGCCCCTGGATCCAGGCACAAGCAGGCCGACTATTGGGGTGACTGCTCATTAACGCTAAGTGCATTCCAAAGTCTTTCATTCGCTGGAGACGGACAGCATTGTAGGTGTGATTAACCGTTGTGTTGACTACTGCCCGTGCATAGCCCTCCAAGCTCCAATTACGGCCAGCCTTATCAACGAGCTTCGTGGGCAAGCCTCGATCAATCGCCCGGTAAACCGCGGCTTCAACCGCGTCCTGATGGGTAAGCAGCCCCGACACAGTAGCGGCAGTCGATTCCGTTAGTATCCGTCGATAAACATGTGAAACCGCCGAAGCTCCATAATTCCGCGTTACCAGGGATTCGTTAATGTTGTTTTGCAGGTCGTCCCAGGTTTGGCTAACAATCCCATTCAATAGTAACTGAATATCATTGCTAACAGGCGCTGGCTCATTGGTCAGTGATTGGATTTCGTTATCAACTTCATCCTGTACTTGTAAGCCGTTGAATTTAACCAGGTCTACTATTGCCGCCTTAGACAGTCCATCGGCATTTGCCATTAGCTGCATTGTTTCTTGGTTGAGCTGACCGAGCTTTTGTAACTGTTCAGCCTGCCAAAGAACGACATCCCCTTCGTCGACGTGGCGGTAATCACCATCTTTGAGGGTATTAATGATTACTTCAAAAATCTGGTCTTGCAATGCTGAATAAGCATCGACTATTTGCTGCCCATGTTGCTCAAAGCGTTCCCGTGCTCCCATGATTAATCAGCTCCTACGTCATCATCACCATCGGGGCCACTAGAATCTTCAAAGCTACTTGGGGCGAATTGTGGTTGCTCATCCTGCACTTCGCTCAGCCATTGATCAGCTTCCTGCTCGCTCAAGCCAAAGTTACGAATCAGGTATTCTCTCTTTGGCATAACCCCAGCTGACACCAACGCTAACTCATCAGAGCGCTGTTTGTCCTTATCAATAAAGACACCATCGTCAAAGTGGACCGCCAGTTTTAAGTCATCATCAGCATTAAACTTGCAACGGGATTGCCCATCACTGAAAAACTCCGGCGTGCTGGCGACTTCTAAGATGGCAGTAACAAGCTGGTTGAGGAACAACTCAACCTGCGTTAGATAGCTAGACCGCGTTTGGTAAGTCGTACTGTTCTCGCTGACCACCTCGGTTGCTGTCTTGACACCCTGACCATCAAAGGAGAATGTCCCAGCAGAAAATCCAGTCTGCTCTTCAAATTCACGGAGGAAGTAATCAATTGATTCCTTATACTGCTGCGCCCGGATGTCGCTGGTAAGGTCGGTAATCTTCATGTCTTCCGTACCATAGAACTGTTCATAGACGTCCATGTCAGAATCAAACATGCGAGGATGAGGGTCATCTGTGTCGGTATTACCAAACGCAGAACCGGGCCGCAACATTTCAGCAGGTACCGCAATTCGCCGCTTGCCCATCTTGATTTCATGAACGAAGGCGTCATGGGTATGGTTGATGGCGTCAATCACGTGGCGGGAATTATCTACGATCCCCATCCCCAGCGGACTGTCCAGATCGCAGTTGTTAGCACCAGGGGTCTTAAAATAGGCAAATAGTGGCTTTTTAATAATGCCGTTAAACTGAACGAACTCCTGCATGTTAGGATACATAGTTTCTAACGGGACCTGCTCGCCAACTACCTGACGTTGCGTAGAACGGTATAACTCGTTAGTGATGGTGTACTTATCTGGCCCGTTCCATTGGTGGAACTCCAACAAGGTGTAATAGGCAGTTTGCTTATTCTCAATCCGGGTTGAACGGGACGCAAATACGCATTCACTGATGTTGTCAGTGTTGGTGTGCAACGGATAAAACTGGTCCGCATTAGCCCAGGCAATTCGGATGTTGTTCTGGTCATCAACATAAGGGCGAGCTGCTAAGCCGCCTAATGCCACGCCAGTTTCTAGGTGTTGTTCAAATTGCAAGTTGAAATGGTTATCCTCGATGACCTGCTTGATGAACTTATCTAGCCCTGGGTCCTCAAGGGAAACTTCGCATTGCTCATTAAAGATGATGGAGGCTAGCCGCTTCGACGCTAGTTTGGTCACATTAAGGGTGCTCATCGGCCGTTGCCGTCGTTCACCATAAGAGTTACGGAACCAGATGTTAGGCAAGTCATCACGGTAGTAAGACTTCGCCATCTGAATACGATCGTACTCGTTCTGGTCAATTGCTACCCGGTCGTCATCGGTAATTCTAACTAAACTTTTCACCATGCCGATTTTGGCACCCCCTTTCCGAAAGATATTCCGTAATGTCGTTAAGAAGCTCATGCACACACCTCCTACCACTTCAAACCGAGGAACCGTTCATTATCACGCACAAAATACTGGAGCATATCGCAGGTATGGTCATCTTCCTTGATGACTTTAGGATCATCACTTTGCAGCGTGTTCTCGTCCCACTGATACTTCTGATGTTCAGCAATGAAGATGTCGTTCTCTGGACGTTTCAGGTAATAAAAACGACCCTGTGCTAACAAATCCTGCACACGGTCGATCATGTCTACCTTTTTCAGTTTGTTTACTTTATGCCAGTGAATTCCAAAATCATTGTAGAACTGGTTGTCTAATGCCCCCTCAGCAGAGTCGATAGTCATGTTCGTAGGACGTTTTCCGACCCAATCAGTGACTTTATCGACGAAGTGCTTTAAGTCCTTAGAAAGTACACTAGGCGGCTTCTTGTGGGTCTTTCCCTGCGGACTGTAATAGTAGGTGTCCAACAAGATAACGTTCCCCTTCTTGGTCACACCATATGCGCCACAAGTAGTAGCAGATACTTCGTGTCCGGTATCAACTGAGTAGAAGACGTTAGTGATGACATCATCATCTGGTAGTTGTTCCAGCGGATTGAAGTTATCCATGTTGTAGATGTTAGTACCCAAGCCGATAACTTCGCCAAGGTATAACCAGCGATAATAATCGGGATCGTTCTGTTTGTAGCGGTTGATTAACGCTAGCTGCTGATCAGTAGTAAAGCCCCACTTATCATCAAGGTAAGTCGAGGTATCGACGAAACAATCTGGATCGTGTTCCTGTTGTGCCACCCATTCATTAATCCAATCATACGGATTCCTCGGTGGGTTGTAGCTGTAAAACACCCTAACATAATCTACAAATGTCGGTTTCTGACGAATGAATGTTGGATTAGCCTGATCGAATATGTCCTGGCTCTTAAAGTTAGCTGCTTCTTCATACCAAACAGCAATGACGTTATCAACGATGTTAGACTTCAGCTTCATCGGGTCGTCCCCACCGTAGAAATAAAAAGTAGAGCCAGTCCGCTTATGCACAATCCGCAGCGGCGACTTGTAATAGTTATATTCATCATCCAAGTTCAGCATCGTCAGTGCCCACTGAATTTGGTTGTAAACCGAATCATGCAAGTTATTAGCATTTTCCCGAACAGCAATGGCATTAACCCGTTTATTGAGCTGGGTCCAGTGTTTCATCATCGTTACCAGCTTCATACTGAGTACTGACGACTTGAAACTACCACGGCCACCCTTGGCAATAATGTAAGGCTTGTCAGTCTTCCACAATGGGTAGAAATGAGGATTGATCATTCGACTTAGCTTAATTGTCGTCATCACTAATCCCTCCAATATCATCAACCAATGTGGTGCTCTCACGGTTGGAATTATCACCAGTCAGCTCATTACGCTTCCATTCAGCAATGTCAGCCTCAGCACTTGCTTTCCGAGCCTTAGCTTTATCAAGCTCCGGTGTACTGTTATCTGACAACATACCAGACAACTTGAGAACGGAAGTAGCAGCTTGAAGCTTCACCATTTCAGACTTTGCATTTAATAAGTCGACTAAAGTTCTAAGAGCTAAACTCTTGTACTTCCCCTTGATTGCTTTGGAAGCATAGGCATTAAAAGCTGGTTCATACCATGAGCGCTTGCGCCAATGTGAAACAGTTGTTTCATTCTTCAAGCCAATCTTAGGAGCAATTTCTTTATTGCTATGTCCACCCTCAAAGTCGAGCCTGACAAGGGTTTGTTGTGCTTTTGTTAGCCTTGAAAAAGGGTCATTTATTGCTCCATTTTGCTTCTTACTCATGTCATCTCACCACACCTCCGTTTAGAGTTATCCAAACTAAAAGCCGGCACACTCTTGGAATATGCCGGCTTGCGCTTGCTATGTAATTTTTCGTATGTATGCTGAGCCCGAATCAGCATTTGGTGCTCTTGCCAGCTACTGACTAAGCCGTACTGTTTCGTATTTCGCATTATTCCTCCAAACAAAAAAGCCAGCGCTAGGCTGACTTGGTACTAGTTATTATTTTCATCAGAAGCAATTGAAGGATATTCATAATTGAGTTTTAAAATCATTTCACAGAATTTAATAATCCTTTGTGCTTCCTCTTTTGTATTAATTCTTATTTCATGATTTGCTTGGTTACCGAACTGTCTTATTTGGTCTACCCATTGTTCACTTCTTACTCCAGCATAATGGTGCTCATTCAAGTAGTCAACATATTCTATAAAACGAAGATTGTCTCTTGCCCCTAAGTCAGTTGCTATATGCATTAATAACTTTCTGCATAATAAAACAACACCCGTATATGACCCAGTTGAAAAAGAGCTCCGTGCTTCCTCATATACACTTTTTACTTCACCAGGTACATTATTCACCGATGCTCCATACCTGTTACCTGGAACTTGAACGTCCTTGTAAATAAATGTCGGCATATGGCAATGAGTACAAATATATACGCCATATCCGCTTTGTAGTGTTATATGGCCCGGTTCATCTAACAATAAAGGCATACCTTCATCACTAGAAACTTCATGGCCACAGTAGCCACAAACATAGCTTTTTTCCATGATGTTACCACTTTTCCATTTGTTGTAATCTTCATCATATAAGTCTTCTACCATAATCATTTCACCTCATACATATAATACAAAAGCCCGGCCGTAATAGCCAGGCAAGGTAAAATGATTTAGACAGACAGCATTGAAAGCGAGGTGCAAAATATCTCGCCTCCTTAGAGTTGATTTGTGAAGTAGGCTATCTGTCCAAAGGTAAGAGCCGGAATCGAACCAGCTTCATGCGTAGAAGGAAACGGAAGTAGACCCTCTATGCCCTCACCAGAGGACGTTACCCGGAACCAAGTGGTGCGCACCATGATGGTTCCTTCAACTACGGAGCAGTTTAACGACTTGCTTAGGTCAATGCTGATTGTGCGCTCTGCCCGCACTAGACGGCTTGGCTACCGTTCAGCACCTCAGAAGAAGATGTTCATTAACAGTATGACAACTAACTTTGCCACAATATCATTATCACGCATTGCACGAAGCCGGAGCACTCAACAATTTATCACGAATCTCTCATTCTTCCTCGTCAAGATAAACGTGTAAGTCCTCAACGTCAGTGTAAATACCGTGTTTAGCCAGCTGATACTCAAACCTGTCTGCAAATTCGCATAGTGCTTTTTCTTGTTTCCGACTATACGTGGCCGCACTGATGTTTAACTCCTGAGCAATGTTATAAGTTAACATCCGATCCGAATACCGACTTAGTAAAATCCTCTGTGATTCCTGGGTCATGTTTCGCATAGTACAACCTACGCAGTCCACCACTTCTTCGGCTAACCAGATATTCAAGAATCGGCTTTCGTTAGCATTGCCATGTGATGGTGACTTCGGCATCCCGTCCATACTGGGTGACTTCAAATCAAAGCGCTGCTTCCCAGATAAAGCCAGATAGTGGTCCAACTTAGTATTCAGAAAGTCAGTCACCTTTTTAGCCGTCTTTGGATAGTCAATTTCTAAGTTTAAACTCATCTGCATGATGTCCCCTCACTATCTGGTATAATATTAATGGTTGCGGACTCACTCATTGCAGTGGGTCCCTTTTTCTTATACCAGAAACAGCAGGTTCATAATGCCGGTAATCATCCAACTGACAAAAGCGTAACCCAGCCAGCCGATGATTCCTAATACCATCACAATCCACACCAGCGTAATTGTGACAACCATTACTCTCTCAAACATGACCAACCTCCTTCAACGTCAGGTACAAAGGCTCAATCTCAACTGGATCATAGCGATTGTTAAGTGACCGCCGCTTAATCATGACGGTATCGCCGTTTGTACTTTCCTTGCAGTAAATGATGTCATACCAATTGCCCATGTAATAAACCGGGCATTTTTCTTTCATGGCTTTATTAGCTTCTTCAAATGTCATTGGCAGTCCTCCTCAATCAATATCGCTCACTACTTCGGTAATGCTATCGATCGAAGCAATCGGGATAATGACCCGCCGATTGTTCAGGTTAGTGCCAATCAACACCACCGTCCCAGCATGATCCAGGGCCCGCCTGGCTTCCTGATACGTCGTTTTTAGCTTGTGGGTTGCCCCACTGATTGTTTGAACTTTAATCAATTTCATCTTTCTCATTCATTCCTATCGCCCCATCCATCTGAATGCTGTCTAAATCCTTTAACAAAATCCTGCCAATAAGTAATGGCAAATAATGTGTCCTCATCAATCACTAAATGGTTATCCTTAAAAACACCAACGGTAGGCCGGTAACTATACCCTTTGCCAAAGTCAATTTTAGGTATTTCTGCCATTCGTTTTACTTCCTTTCCTCTTTCTCATTAGACCAGCCGACTAAGTAAGCAGGACTGACGTGCAATGCGGAGGCAAGCTGTTCCCATTTAGCCAGCTTGGGCTCACGCAAACCTAGTTCATACTTTGCTATTGCGTCACCCACAAGTCCTGCTCGTTCCCCTAGTTCCGCTTGTGTCATCCCCGCCGCTTTCCGGCACTCTCTAATTCGATTTTTCATCGTCTTCTATCTTCCTTTCACTTTTCGCCATTGCTCTTCCTGGTAATCAGCAACAGCAACTAGAATCTTTACTACCAGCGGGTTGTGGTTATACCGTGTTTCAATCATCCCCAGCGTTTCGGTCAGCCACTTCCAGTAAGTATCACTAGTCAATCCCGCTCGCTGTAACATGACGTTCGATGCCTTCATCCACTCTTGCAGGTCGTTAAAGAACGCTGTCCAATTCATGATTCCACCTTCTCTAAGCTGATGAACAAGCCCGGAATCTTAGCCCAGAACTTCTGCGCAATCAGGCTTACCACGAAACGATCATCTTCAAAGTAATTCAATTTATTCATAACGTCTTGCAGTAGCTTCACCAGGTTGTCGCAATCTGGCTTGGTTGTCTTAGGCTGCCCATCGTGTGTACCAGTCACCAATGGGAAGCAGAACTTCACCACCAGCTCCACCGGTCCTTTCATTGGCTGCTTCGGTCGGAACTGTGCCAGGTGGTCAGTTAAGTCTGCCCTAGCCTGTTTTAGCTCGGTTGGCTCATAGAAAACAGGCTTACCACGTACAACATGGACCTGCTTTTCTTGATGGGTCACTGTTGGGATTTTCATCGGGATAAAGAATTGCATTGGTCTAGTCCTCCTTTGCTTACTTTTTGATAGAGTCAAAGCATTTTTAAATTTGGGGTGCGCTTGTTAGCGCCCGTGTCTTCAGTCAGGTCCCCTCCGTCACCCGTCAACTCTCCCTGTCCAGGGATAGAGTTGACGGGGAGGGGTCCTGAAACGTTGACCTGACAACGTTTTGATACAGGTTGTCAGTTTGTCAGGTCTAAATAGAGTTTACTCACGTTGTCAGTGTTAGGTCTAAATAGAGTTGACAGCCTTGACAACTGCTTATTTTTTCTTAGTAACGTTTCCATCTACTATTTCGTAATTAGGATTTTGCTTTACACGATAATAAATAGCTGTCCGTTTAACTTCTAGGTATGCTGCCATTTGAGTAGCTGCTACTGAATCAGAACCGTCATTAAGAATGTTAAATGCCTCTTCTAAATCAGATTGCGTTTTATCATGTTTTGACTGATTAGCATTTTGCACACCAGTTTTCCATTTCTGCTTCTGAGCCTCTAATGGATTCTCAATCGCCACCGTGTCTAGCTTGTGGTCTACCTCGTAAACCGGGTACTTGAACCAGTAGCTGATTGGGCGAAACGACGGGAATTCCCGCAGGGTCCCCTCAAGCCGCCAGGCCGTATGCAGTGCTGCTTGTTCTTTGACCTGCTGGCGTTCTCCTGCAATCCGTTGTAAAAGAGCTTGCTTGTTCGGCAGGTCGACAAAGGCACTCATCAAGTGGTCATCCATCTTGCGGACGTTCATCATGTCTGCTTCTGGCACCTGATGGTCGGGATTGTACTTAGCGATTTCACCGGCAATGAAACGGCACTCCTCATCAATCACGTGGGTAGTCCGCAAGTTCTCATCAACTGGTAATGGGGTCGCGGTCAGAATACTGTCGGGATCCCGTGAAAAGACTCCCGAACCACTTGACCGCTCCATTGACGACTTGCCACCCTGGGCACCCTTGCTGAAGTGGTGAGCGTAGATGACGGAACTTCCCAGCTCGGTCGCAATCTTGTCGAACTGGTTGACGAATTTTGCCATATCAGAGGCAGAGTTTTCATCCCCCGTCAGGACCTTGTAAATTGGGTCAATGATAATTGCTGAGTAGTGGCCGTCTTGGGCCCGTCGAATCAGCTTAGGGGTCAGTTTGTCCATCGGCGTTGTCTTCCCCCGCAGGTTCCACATATCAATGTTCTTGACGTTGTTGTGGTTAATCCCCATCGCCTTGTAAATATCGACTAGCCGCTTCTTAGCAGAATTGGGGTCGATTTCCAAGTTGACGTATAACACTCGCCCCTGTTCACACTGGAAACCATTCCACGTGGTCCCCTCGGCAATTGCAATTGCTAGCTGCATCAGGCCGAAGGACTTTCCAGCTTTGCTAGGAGCCGCAAAAAGCATTTTGTGTCCCAACCGTAGAATGCCGTGGATTAGTTCCGGTGCCAGGTGAATTGGCTTGTCGAACAAGTCGTTCAAGTTCTCAATATCTGGCAAATTGTCGTTCAAGTCTTCAATGTAATCTTTCCAACTTGCCCAATCCGCCAAACCGATGTTAGAATCAACTAAGAATTGTTTATCCCCGTTGCGTTCAAAGCCCGGTAAGCGGCTCAGGCGTGACGGGTTTTTATCTTGCGTATCAATTTCAATTCCGTTTTGATTCAACACGGTATACAGGTACTGGACCCGTTCTTGGTACTCGTACTTGTTCTTGGCGTCAATCTTAACTAAGGCATGCAGGCTCTTGCCGGCTGAGTAAGTCAGAGTGGCAATCGGCAGATTGAGCTTGCGGAACAGTTCGTTCTGTCGCTCCAACTCCAAACTGTCACTCTCTACTAAGGCATACTCAAACTTAGCCACGTTGGCGTTTTTAATCCCGTCCCCATCGAGGGGGTTGATTCGCATCCAGGCCCCCGCCTGTGGGTTGGGGTCACCAAACACCATTGATATATCACCCTTGCAGCTGTCTAGGGCTTTTAGTAAGTCCCCTGCAGTTCGGGTGTATACTCCATTGCCTGACGGTACCCATTTCGTGGTGCCGTCTTTTTCTTCTTTGGGATAAGCCTGAGTAACGTAATTAATATAGTCTTCTGGCTTGTAGAGGGCTTGCACGAACCGCTTAATCTGGTCCACCGGGTTCCAGTTCTTCGGTTCTTGCAGTTTGGTCCCCTTAATGTAGTCTGTATCAATCAGCCGGTAGCCTCGGTCCAGGTCGTCCACTTCTAAGGCCGAATCCCAGTCCAGGACTTCATCATCATGGCTTGCTGGCTGCCAACCGGCATCTTTCGCCATCTGGGTAATGGTGGCCCCCGTAACGACACTGCCTGCTTCTTCTTTGAAAGTGCGCCACTTGCGTTCACACTCACCGGCATGGTAACGAGCTCCATCACGTTGCGACCACTGGTCCCAATCCGATACAGAGTAGCCCTCGTGCTTGAGGGCCATCCCCACCTGGGCCCACTCCGTGTAGGAGCAGGACGCCGGGTCGATATACTCCAGCAAGGGGCGTAAGTCGAATTGATCGTCCATCGTTTACCTTCTTTCAATTAGATTTTCAGCGCTGAATGCCAAGTGGGGGATTCGGACCCCCACCAGTCACCATGACTTGGCTATTAATTACTTGGTACAAAAGTTTGCACATTAATGTTGAACGGCACCCGCCAGTGGTTAGCGGCAATCCGGCCAATCATGCTCTTGGCCGCTTCAAATGACCACATGCCGACGTTCTGGAAGCCGTAGATTTCCAGGCGGTGAATCTGCTTTGGCGTAGCGAACCCGTTTTGACTGCGCTTGATCAGGCGGGTAATCATGACAGACGCCTTGCCCGCATTGCCGATGGTCGTCGGGTCAATGCCGAAGCGTTCCAGGGTGGCGGACTGCTTATCACTCATCGGGCCCATTTCCCAGCCAAATGCTGGTTGGTAGTTCGCTAAGTCGAGGTCTTGAATCGACATTTCAAACTGCAACGGGTCCACGAGCTTCCGCCGCTTATGGCGGACTTCTTCCAGCCGCTTCTTCAGAGCGTCTTCCCGTTCTTGAACCACGTCTCGCTCGGCCTTTTCCTCGGCTTCTTGCAGGTCGGTAGCTTCTTCGCTTTCGGCCTGCTGTTCGGTCATCTTCTGTGCCACTTCATCGTTGGTGGTAATCAAGTTGGCCGGGTGGCAGAGTTCGTGGCGTTCAGTGTTCCAGAGGAAATCCAGCAGTAGTAGACTTTCTTTGCCAGGTGCCAGGCGGGTTCCCCGCCCCACCATCTGAACGTACAGTGATCGCACCTTAGTGGGGCGTAAGACGACAATGCAGTCAACTTGTGGGCAGTCCCAGCCTTCCGTTAGCAGCATTGAATTACACAACACCTGGTAGCGTCCGTTTGCATAGTCAGCTAGAATCTGCTCCCGGTTTTCGGATTGTCCATCGACCTCCGCCGCCGTCATGCCCCGCTCTTGTAGTAACTGGGTAAAATGCTTGGCCGTCCTTACCAGAGGTAGGAACACCACTGTCTTGCGGTTCTGGCACTGCTTAACCATTTCATCGGCAATCTGTTCCAGATACGGTTCCAAGGCGTCCCCCAACTGACCAGCGGAGTAGTCCCCCGCCGTTTGCTGAACACTGGTGATGTCCAGGTTTAGTGGAATCGTTAGGGCTTCAATCTTGGACAGGTAGCCCTCGTTGATGGCCTTGGGGAGCTTATACTCATAAGCCAGGCTGTCAAAGTATTCTCCTAGGTTCTTCATGTCCCCCCGATCCGGTGTAGCCGTGACCCCGAGGACTTTAGCATTTTCAAAATGCTTTAAGACCTTCTGGTAGCTATCACTGATGGCGTGGTGCGCTTCGTCAACCACAATGGTGTCGAAGTAGTCTCGAGCGAACTTCGCCAGCCTTTTATCCCCCTGCATGGTTTGCACGGAACCAACGACCACACGGGCCGGATTGCCTAGGCTGGTCTGACTTGCCATTTCGGTAGCAGTAGCCAGGCCGCAGGCTTTATAGAGCTTGTCGGAAGCCTGCTCAAGCAACTCTTCCCGATGAGCTAGTACCAGGACCCGGTCACCATTTGCCACACAATCCTGAATAACTTTGGCAAAGACGATTGTTTTCCCAGTTCCGGTCGGCAGGACCAACAACGTTTTACGGTTGCCCTGTTGCCACTCAGCTTCGATGGCCTGCCGGGCTTCTTCTTGATATGGACGCAGTTCCATTAAAAGGCCCCCGGTTGTCCACCATTAGCTCCCTGCTGGCCGTTGAACGGTTGCTGTGGTTGTTGGCCCTGTTGACCGTTCATTGGCTGTTGTGGGAACGGCATTTGAGGTTGATTCATCTGCCCCTGGTTCTGCTGACCAGCCACATTGGCATTCACTGCTGGAGTTGGGTCCTGTGGCTTCAAGTAGCGGCTAATCTGGTTGTTAGTCCGGTCGTCCCCGTTCTGGTTGGTGTAGTGGTGCTGAGTAATTTCAGCTTTACCTTTAGAACCAATCACCGTTGACCAGTTAGGCGTGAAGGGTTGACCGGTAACAACTGGCTGACCAATGCCAGCGAAGAATTGGGTTAGCTTCCACAGCATTGACTTCATCAAGTACAGCCGCTCTTTGATGTTAGCCGTGCCCTTCTGGGATTCAACCTGAATAGTCAATTCAGCATACGGGCAACCATTCGGAATTTTCGAAGAGTTCCCATCGTAGACTTTCTTTTCCATCTTGGATACTGTGAAGTTGTAGACCCCTTCGTCCAGTAAGACAAATTCATTTTCTTGCGCGGTGAAACCCTCGCCCCATTGTAAGAATTCGTTGTTCTCGTTATTCATTAGTTGTTCCTCCTAAAATTTTTGTGCGATAAAACTTCATAGCGTCTGACCAGTGGTTATTAATGTGTTGCCAGGTCGCCGGTGGGACTTGTGACATCGGCGTTCCTGGCGTAGCAAACTTGCCTTGGTACAAAATAGCCTGTAAGTCGGCTAGCTTAATCTGGCTTCCAATCATCTTGGTTAAGATGTCGGACGGCACCTCTCCATTACCAGGTTCAGCAGGCGGCTGCTCGTTCAGGCCCATTACTTTTTCCAGTGGTTCCTTAATGGCGTCATAGTTGAATGGCAACTGGTCATCTAACCCCAGTCGATTCTTGGCATCCCAGGCTGGCTTGTGGGTAGTGTACATAACCCGTTGGCCCCCTTGAGCTTTACCATGACCGTTTGAATCAGTAACGACTGTGGTCTTATAATCGGCGAATAGAAGCAAGTCGGCCCACTCTTTTAGCAGAGCGGAATTCTTATCCCGGTCTAGCTTCAATTCCCAGCGGTCATAACGGCCAACCTCATCTGGTTGCTCTCGCTTGACCAGCTTGGCATGGGCAACGACAACCACGTTGATCCCCGCCTGGGTAACTAGGTTCAGCCCGTTTAGCAACCGAATGATTTCATCAGTCCAAGCCACGTACTTGGTTCCATACCCGGCGGCGTCCATGAGCTTCCAGTTGTGCTTTTTGAGCAGCCACTCTTTTGCCATTAACTCGGCCTTGTCCATCGTGTCCAAAACTAAGGTTTTTGCTGGCTGCTTGGTTGCCACGAAATTGACTTCATTCAGTAGTTCGTCCCAGTCCTTGGGGTACGGCAGTCGCTTGGCATCAATGAAGCTCGTCCCCCTATCATCGGTGTCGATGAAGAGTGGGTCGGGAAATTGACTAGCAAAAGTGGTTTTCCCGATTCCCTCGGGTCCGTAAATGACGACCTTCTGCGGTCTAGCTTGGCGGGTGTTAGTGATTTCAAATTCCATATTTAAAACACTTCCGTTCCCAGTGCCTCAGATTCATTTTTCAGTTTGAAACGATAAATATGGTAGTTGAGGTTCCCCTTATAGTTTTCTAAAATCACAACCATTTTCCCTTCAGCTTCAGCATCACCCAGGACTACAATGTCAGGACTATAACCACCGAATAAGCTATCTTCAACTGTTAGGCTTTTAATCGGATGAAAATTAATGAAAGGATATGGACGCGGTGGGTAATTGCTGTCTTTTATGGTTGTCCTCCCATAAAGATATTTTCCATCAGGTTCAAATTCCCAAAACTCAGTCTTCTTGCTTTCTTTCAGCCATTTACTAATTAATGGTTCCATGTGCATTAGTTTTAGTAATTGCCTTGCACCATTTGATTTATGCAAATTAATTTCCTCCTTAAAGTTTCAGATTAATAATCTAATTTACGGATTTGAAATCCGTAAATTAAACACCTAACTGATAACAGTTTTCCGATTCGGCACCAGCTTAGCCGCTGGTACTTCCTGTCCAGCTTTTAAAGCAGCGTACAGAGCTTTCTTGTCTGGTCGGCTGATGGTCTTAGTTTCCGTATGCACGAATGCCATCGGGAGCTTGTCAGGGTTACTAATTACCACTGACGCCTTATAATTACGTGGCTTCAAGATATGGTTAGCCGTCCGGGCTTCCTTATAGCCAGCATCATCAATGGAATCCGTCAAGTAAGTCATCAGGTTCTTGGACTGGTTCTCCAGGTACTTCTTCTTGTCCTGGAGTTCTTTAATCCGCTTGGCAATCCATTCTTCGGTGGCGTTGTTCCGGTCAATCCAAGTGGCAATGTTATCCCACTTGACTTCACGGGTGTCTTGAATGGCGTCTAATGAATCAGCCAATACAGTTGGGTCTAAGTCGTCCCGGTCTTGTAGGGCCCGGAAAGAGTCGTTTAGTTCAAATAGATTCATGGTTAACAATCTCCTTTAGTTCATCGGCTAAGTCGTACTTAGTAATAATTTCATACAGTACCTTGGGCAACATTTTGGGAGTGTGCCCCAGCGCCGCCACAATCATATGGACTTGGGTGTCAATGTCCCCCCCTTGGTAACAGCGGAACTGCTCTGCATTGCCATCGATGGTTGTGACAGAAAAATGTGCTTGTTTCATCCTGATTAACCTCCGTTCGTGGTATAATTCAGGAAACGAATAGTTGTGGAAGAATTAATTCGTTTCCTGGGCATCGACGCTGTTATCGTCGGTGTCCTTTTTTGCATCTGTGTACATTGACTGCGGCGCGTACCGTAGTAACAGCACCAGTAGCACCATTGCTAAGAACAGTCCTGCGTTAAACATTCCATAGAAAAACGCAACAGTCATTGCGACGGACACGGTTGCTGTGAGTGCGTGGCTCATTTCTCCACCCCCTTTCGAAATACATCCAAGCTGACATCTAGTGCATCAGCAATTTTGACCATGTTCTTGAATGTTGGTTGAACACCGTTGTTCTTGTAGTCATAAAGCGTGTTAGTTGATATACCTGTTAGCTTAGCCAGGCGATACACAGTAATGTGTTGCTTATCTAATTGGGCCTGAACCCTATTCCACAACATCTTGTATATGTCAATCCTTTCTATAACGATATATAGTGTTATAATCAATTTTGCAGTTAACACTCCTTTTGAATAACTGCTAATTTAATAAAGAAATGAGGTAAGCTATTGTGAACTTTGTAAACGTAGTTTCAAGTAATTTAGCCAGAGTTGGTTATAACCCATCAACGCGCGAAATGACTGTTGTGTTTCATAACCAACGTGCCTATACGTATTCAGGCGTACCAGAAAGCGTATATACTGGTTTAATTAGTGCTGGTTCCGTTGGTAGATATTTCCATTCATTCGTTCAAAATAATTACCCGTTCAGACATGGTTTCTAATCATAATTGATTATTATTCTTGCAGGGCCGGTAACTAACTTGTGTTTATCGCATCCTACTATCGTTACCTTTCCGTATGGTTCAACAATGAGTTCACTGATGCCTTCTCTTTTTACTAGCGTATTAGTGAGCGCCTTTGTAGATACTTGTCCTAAGAACTGGTTGGTATTGGCCACCGGTTCTTTTTTATTTTCTTTACTCATATTTCTTTGCCCCCCTTTCTGTAGTCGTGTATCAGTGACCCGACGACTGCCGCTAGCAGGATTACTGTAATAACCAATGCCGGCCAGGCAAATTCTAAGCTGTCCATAATGCTCACCTCCTAGGGCATTGACTGACCCCAATCAATTTCGGCCGTATGGTCATGAATCCACTTCTTAGCAACGGGCAAATTAACTTGCACTGCCCTCCCTTTTCCAGGGTTAGGGTCGGTCGACCATTTCCTGGTTTCTGGATAAGCGTTTAGGATAAATGTTTGAATCCAGGCTTTCGACTTTGGTCCTGGCGTGGATGACCGTAGCTTATCAAGAGGTTCCCAATCTTCTTCGGGCTCTTCCTTTTCAAAAGACATGTACGGCTTTAGCATTTCAGCTGCAGCCTTGCGATCCTCGGGCGGTGCTTCCTTGATTAGCTCTAGTAGTGCGCTCATTTGATTAACTCCTCTCTGGTAGAATTAATTCATCCCCTAATGAAGGAGGTGAATGCTATGGCCAAGACTGATAAAGAATTAGCGGCAGAAATGACTATCGCTTTGCTCAATCACAACGCAAACTTGCATGTCGGTGCACCTAATGGTGGCGAAGGCGCAAGCAAAGACG